TAGTCCCTTTAAAGGACATATCTATTCCTCACCAAAACATATCAACATTTAAGATTATATCAGGAGATAAATCCGATAATATTGACGGTATCCGTTATATGGGAGAAAAAACATTTGTTAAGTTATTTCCCGAAATAGTTGATAGTGTCGTAACTATTGATGATATTTTAAAACGTGCAGAGGAACTACATAAAAATGATAAAGACAATCGAGCATTACAAAATTTACTCTCAGGTAAAACTAAAAGAGGAATTTATGGTGAAGAATTTTTTATAATAAATAAAAAACTCGTAGATTTGTCTCAACCATTATTAACTGAAGACTCAAAAGAAATAATTGAACAGTACCATACAGAAAATTTAGACCCTGATGGTAGAGGTTATAAAAACTTAATGAGAATGATGATGAAAGATGGAATTTTTAAGTATCTACCAAAACATGACAACGCGTGGGTTGAATTTTTAACCCCTTTTATGAAATTAACAAGAAAAGAAAAAAGAAGATTTAAAACTAAAAAACGTTTAATATGAAAGAAAAAACAGAAACAACCAAATTAGAGTTCTTAATGACTCTAAACAACAACTTTGTTGTACAGAGGTACTTTAATGTTCGTGGGTACAATCCTAAAGCGAGAGGGAGTGTTGAACTTTATGAGGTAATTAGAAATGCCGCTGAAGTAATTCAAGAAGATTTGAAAACCAAATCATCTAACTACCTTTCAGAAAATATGGGTCAAATTATGGTTAATCCTGAAATTTTAGAAACATCAAATACTGAAGGAGATGAGTATTTTAACATCTATCTTAAGATAGGAGATGAGACAATTTGTCATAGAATTTGGAATGCTAAATTATACCCACCTAAGACTAGATACACTGTGGATGTACGCCCACACCTAAAAAAGTTACTTCGCGAGTTAACTGACACTTTCTCAAGTGAAAATTTAACTTACAAGTACATGGAGCATTCACTAATTTACCCATATTTATAATTTACAAACACAGATTAAAACTCAAAAAAATATGTCAAAAGAAAAGAATTTTGGTTACCTCGGTAATACATTTCAACTACAAATACTTAACAATATTATCCTTCATAAGGATTTTGCAAGTTCTATTGTAGATGTCTTGGAACCTAAGTACTTTGACAATCAATATTTTAAGTTAATCATGCAGATGACCAAGGAGTATTATCACAAATACGAACACGCTCCTTCGTTCTCAACACTTGAACAAATTACAAAATCAGAAGTTACATCACCTATGGCCCAAAAAATGGTCTTAGACATGATTACCCAAGTAGTCGATGCTCCTGATGATGGATACCAATACGTTCAAGAAAAGGCGTTAAAGTTCTGTAAACAACAAGAATTACAGAAGGTTATGTCTAAAGCACAAAAGATTATCGACAAAGGTGATTTTGAATCTTATGACCATTTAGAGGAAATGGTAAGAGAAGCTTTACAAGTTGGAGAAGTTGATACGGGAACTGCAGATGTTTTTTTTAATTTAGATGAGGTTTTGGATGATGATTTTAGACATCCGATTCCGATTGGAATAACAGGTATAGATAATCTACTAAAAGGTGGATTAGCAAAGGGTGAAATTGGAGTTATTTTAGCTCCGACAGGTGTGGGTAAAACCACAGTACTTAGTAAAATAGCAAATAACGCATTTAACTTAGGTTATAATGTTTTACAAATATTTTTCGAAGATAACCCTAAGATTATACAAAGAAAACATTTCACTATGTGGACAAAAATTGCACCTGATAATTTGTCACTACAAAGAGAAGAAGTTTTAGAAAAAGTCAGACAAATTAAAGAAAATGCATCTAATCGATTAATTCTAAAGAAGTTACCATCCGATACGTTAACGATGAATCAAATAAAAAATCAGATACGTAAAATGATAGCTGAAGGTACTAAAATAGATTTAGTTGTGGTTGATTATATTGATTGTATTGTTCCCGATAAAAATTTAGGGGACGAATGGAAAAGTGAAGGTTCGGTTATGAGAGGGTTTGAATCTATGTGTCATGAATTAGATATAGCAGGATGGACAGCCACTCAAGGTAACCGTTCTTCAATATCTTCTGAAGTAGTTACTACGGACCAAATGGGTGGTTCAATTAAGAAAGCCCAAGTAGGTCACGTTATTATTTCTGTTGCTAAATCCCTACAACAGAAAGAAATGAATTTAGCAACAATTGCTATTACTAAATCAAGAATTGGTAAAGATGGAATTGTATTTGAAAATTGTAAATTCGATAACGAAATGATAGAAATTGATACGGATAGTAGTGTAACATTCTTAGGAATGGAAGAACAAAAAGAAGAAAAGAACAAAGTACGTATTCAAGAACTTCTACAAAAAAGAAAACAAAGGGAAAATAAATTATAAATTTTTTTAAAAACAATAGTAAATGGACAATCTAATAGATAGTGTCTCAAAAGACATTCGTTACGTAATAAAGAGAAGTGGAGATAAAGTAGTTTTTAAATCTGAAAAGATTGAAATGGCTATTTTAAATGCCATGAAAAGTATTGATAGAGTTGATGAAGGTATAGCTGAAAAAATTGCTAGACTAACAACAAAAGGACTTTTCAGAGGTAATAAAGAAAGAGTTCCTAATGTGGATGAAATTCATGATATGGTTGAAAACAAGTTAATGGATAACGGTTTAAATGATGTTGCCAAAGAATACATTATTTATCGTTCTAAGAACCAACCTAACATTTTTTCAAAAAGAATTAATCTTAAACCTTACGAATACCCTAATTTAAATGAGTATGTTGACGCAATTAGACATTCATACTGGGTACACACTGAATTTAATTATACGTCAGATATCCAAGATTACAAAGTACATTTAAACGATAAAGAAAAATCGGCAGTTGAAAGAGCTATGTTAGCGATTTCACAAATTGAAGTTGCAGTTAAATCATTTTGGGGCGACATTTATAAAAGGATGCCAAAACCTGAAATTGGTAATGTTGGTGCTACATTTGCAGAATCAGAAGTAAGACACGCAGATGCTTATTCACACTTAATACAACTATTAGGTCTTAATAATGAATTTGAAAATTTATTAGAAGTACCACAAGTGAGAAGAAGAATTAAATATTTAGAGAAAGCAATTTCAAATTCAAAGTCTGTTGACGATAAAGAGTATTTTGAGTCTATAGTTTTATTCTCTATGTTTGTTGAAAACGTTTCGTTATTCTCACAATTTTTAGTTATTATGTCATTTAATAAACATAAAAACAAATTAAAGGGTATTAGTAATGCGGTCGAAGCAACATCTAAAGAAGAAAATATTCATGCTGAATTTGGGTTTGAGTTAGTTAATTTAATTAAAAAAGAAAATCCTGAATGGTGGACACCTCAGTTAGTTGAAGATTTAATTATTGCGACTAAAGAGGCTTACGAGGCTGAGACTGAAGTAGTTAATTGGATTTTTGAAAAAGGTGATTTAGATTTCTTAACTAAAAAACAAACAATGGAGTTCATTAAATATAGATTTAATGTATCTTTGAACTCTATAGGTGTTGACAGTATATTCGAAACTAATGATGCGTTATTAGAAACTACAGAGTGGTTTGATGATGAGATTTTAACGACCAAACATACCGATTTTTTCAATAAGAGAAGTATTAACTATAGTAAGAAACAGAAATCAATAACGTCAAACGACTTATTTTAAAAAGAAACAAAACAATAATAAAAAAATAATATGAAAAATAGAAAACCTTTTAATTGGATTAATGAAGAATCGATAACGTTTCTTCGTAGAGGTTATTTAAGTGAAGGTGAAGAACCTTTAGATAGAATAAAAACAATCGCACAACACGCAGAAAAACTTTTAGGTAAAGAAGGGTTTGCTGAAAAATTTTACGATTATATGAGTAAAGGATGGTATTCGTTATCATCACCTGTATGGGCAAATTTTGGTAAAGTTAGAGGTTTACCGGTGAGTTGTTTTGGTTCTAATGTTAGTGATAACATAGAATCAATATTATTTACTCAGGCTGAAGTTGGAGAAATGAGTAAAATGGGTGGCGGTACCTCAGGGTATTTCGGTAACATTAGAGGTCGTGGGGCTAAGATAACTGACAATGGACATGCTCCTGGTGCGGTTCACTTCATGAATTTATTTCAGAGTGTTGTTGATAATATTTCACAAGGGGCGACAAGAAGAGGTCGTTTCTCACCTTACTTACCCGTTGAACATCCAGACATTATGGAGTTCTTAGAGATTGGTACAGAAGGGGCTTCAATTCAAGATTTAACACACGCAGTTACAGTGACCGATAAATTTATGGAAGAAATGATTGCGGGTGATGACGAGAAAAGAAAAATATGGGCAAAAGTAATCCAAAGAAGAGGTGAAATTGGTTACCCATATATTATGTTCCATGATACGATGAATAATAACGCACCTAAAGTTTACCAAGATAAAGGGGCTAAAATTTATAACTCTAATCTTTGTTCTGAGATAGCTCTACATAACTCTGAAGATGAATCATTTGTTTGTGTATTATCTTCAATGAATGTGTTACACTATGACGAGTGGAAAGATACCGATGCTGTTGAAACTATGGTCTATTTCTTAGATGCGGTAGTAACTGAGTATTGTAATAAATTAGAAGAATTAAGAGACAATGGTACTAGAGAAGGTAAAATGGCGTTTCTTTATATGGAAAAGGCTTATAACTTCGCTAAGAGACAAAGAGCACTTGGTTTAGGTGTTTTAGGTTGGCACTCACTATTACAATCAAAAGGGTTAGCTTTTGATACAAGAGAAACTGCTAAACTTAACGTTGAAGTATTTAAAACTATTAAAGATAAATCATATAAAGCATCAGAGGAGTTAGCTGAAATATTTGGGGAACCTGAATATCTAAAAGGTTATGGTAGACGAAACGTAACTCTTAATGCGGTTGCTCCGACTACCTCATCAGCATTTATTCTTGGTCAGGTATCGCAATCTATTGAACCAATTTGGTCTAACTGTTATGTTAAGGATGTTGCTAAGATGAAGGTAACTATAAAAAATCCAGTGTTAAAAGAATTATTAGACTCTATGGGTCGAGATAATAAAGAGACTTGGGATAGTATAAAAAAGGGTGATGGGTCAGTACAACACTTAGACTTTCTAAGTGACGAACAAAAAGATGTCTTTAGAACTTTTGCTGAGATTAACCAATCATCGATTATTAATCAGGCGGCAATTAGACAAGATTTTATTGACCAATCACAGTCTTTAAACTTAATGGTATCACCTGAGATGCCGACTAAAGATGTTAATAAATTACTTATTGACTCATGGAAGTTAGGGGTTAAAACTTTATATTACCAACATTCTATGAATTCGGCACAGGCATTTGCAAGGAAAAAGTTAAAT